ACGGTAGACCACGTTTGTATTGCGGCGGTAACTGCCGCTTCAAAGCGTGGGCCAACAGGAGGAAGAATGGCAACCATCAAGCCCAAGACGAACATCCCGCTGATCGGCCAACTGAGGTACGTCAACCACTTCATATCAACCAAGAAGAACAGTGACGGTACACCGTGGCCTGACCAAGTAGGACTAAAAGCCGAGTGGGAAGGCGAAGGTGAAGGCGTAGCATATTGCCCAATGTGGATCAAGGATATGCTTTTCGATCTCGGCCTAATCGAGAAGCCAGTAGACAACGACGGTAACCGTGTTGTGGACGAAAAATACGACGGTAGGGTATACAGAGTCCTTGGCCAGCCGCGTATCATGTTGACCAAGAGCGAAACCGACGAAGGCGTACGGTGGAACGTCAACCTATGCGATACCGCCGGAGCAAACGACCAGCCGCGTCCGTCAAACATGCCGTGCGACAAAGAATCGGCGGAAGCTAACTTCCCCGAACAACCGCCGCACCCCGCCGACCGTGCGACGTCGCACAACGAAGCGGTAGTAGACTACGATGAGGCGTGGACAACCATACACGACCGTTGGGTTAAAGCCGCCGGATTCGCCGTCGCCGCTCACATAGACGCCGACCTCGAAGTGGACAACGACCGGCTAGCGCAAACCGCGACGGCGTTCTTCATCGAAGCGTGCCGACGTAACTTGCGATGACGTAGGGAAGGTGTTATTTTAATATGTTCCACGAAGGGTGAACGTTGGATATGAATACAATCAATAGTAGTTTTGCGGCCCGTTGTCAGCGGTTTCTCCGATATGCATAGCATCGAAGAGAAATTCACCCCCGCTGGTGACGGGCCGTTTGCTATGGGGCGGACGATGGGTGATAAGTTGCCGTGGTTTAAGTTCTTTGCGAAGGACTGGCTAACCGACGATACTGTGCTAGAGATGGATTGCGCCGAACGTGGTATGTACATCCAACTACTAGCTTACCAGTGGGTCAACGGAAAGATACCAAAAACAAGGGTGGCTATAGCAAGGCTTGTAGGGTGCCTTGAAGCCGAAGTTTCCGACATTGTAGTGGACGCCTTCCCTAACCGGGTGAATCCGAAGCTGAACGAACGACGCCACGAAGCAATGGAACGTTTTGAAACGTTAAGCGACGCAGGACGGCGCGGAGGCAAGAAAACGCAAGCCTCGCGCAAGGGTGGCTTGAAGGGTGGCTTGGCCGAGGCTTCAAGCCTTGATAAACAGATACAGATACAGAAGCAGAGTCAGATGCAGAATATAAAGAACAGTGACGGCGCTGAAGCGCCCACATTTGGCGATTACATGGCGTTGTTCCGTGAGGTGTGGCGCTCTACCCCCGAAGAACAGACAACCAACGGCTCTATTCTGAAGCAGTATTTCCGTAAAGGCAAACCGTCGCCGGAGCTTGAAGCCGCTATACGTGGGTTGCCTTTGGTTCTCAAAGATGGCCAGCGCCCGTCAATGAAGTGGCTATACGCCAAGGGATGCGCTACCGATATGTTTGCGCGGTCGGTGCAGGAGTACTACCAGAGTATCAAGGAAAAACCCGAACCCAAGCACAATACCGGGGCATGGGTTGAAACAAAGACAAAAGATTCACCCCAACCATTAGACTTCGGGAAGTATACCAATGAAGAAAGTTAACCCCGTTTGCCCGTCGCTCTGCCGATACCGACTATTGTGTCCACTCACTAGACAACGCGGTATCAATCAGTTATTCATTGAAGGGGTATTCACGCGGGCGGAAGAATGTATCGCGTATGAAGGGTTCGGCGCGAAGTTGCGAAAGGAATACGGCATCGAACTTACGGGAACTGATGAAGATATATTCTACGCCGTCGAGGAACGAATAGGTATACAAAGTGAATAGAACGCCGATGCAAGAGAAATGGGACCGCTGTGCTGAAGTGCTGACCCCCGAAGTGGTTGCCGACATCAAGGCGGGTAAAAGAACTAGAACCGCATGGGCAAGCCACCTGGGTATCCACGCCCGCACGGTTGACCGCGTGAAGGCCGGACAACGCGGCCCCGGCAAACCAAAGATGGGTGGCGATAGGCGTAGTGTTGCGTTTAACAACCAAGGAGACACACAATGACAACGACACAACAGTACATACCTGAGCATATCGTTGTATCAGCGGCACAGTTCCACTGCGGACGCGCCGAAACCTACCGGGCGGAGATTCAGAAGCTCAATAAGGCTATCGAACGCAAGAACCGGCGATTGAGGCGACAAGGTAAAAAGTTAAGCGTAGCGCAAGCGTTGCTTGACTTCCACGGGATTGATAGATGACCGCGTGCTGTTCTGACTACGAGACGTTTCTTGACCGTAAAACACAAGACGGCGGTAACGGTGGATTTGACCCGGTAGATTTACCTTCGTTCCTGTTCGACTTTCAATCTGCGTTAACCGAATGGGCAATACTTAAAGGACGCAGCGCGTTGTTTGCCGATTGCGGATTAGGCAAAACCCCTATGCAACTTGTGTGGGCTGATAACGTAGCGCGACACACCAACGGTAAAGTGTTGATTCTCACCCCGCTTGCCGTATCCGCTCAAACCGTCAGGGAAGGCGAGAAGTTCGGAGTTGAGGTTAAACGGTCCCGCGACGGTTCCACCAAAGGCAACATAACAATAACGAACTACGAGATGTTGACCAAATTCGACCCTAACGACTTTGACGGCGTTGTGTGTGACGAATCCTCTATACTAAAGTCTTTTTCCGGTGCCCGACGCCAAGAGATAACGGTGTTTATGCGTAAGGTTCCATACCGTTTACTGTGTACCGCAACCGCCGCCCCCAACGATCACATAGAGCTAGGGACAAGCAGTGAAGCCCTTGGACACCTTGGGTATATGGACGTACTCAATAGGTTCTTTAAGAACGATCAGAACAACAGCGCCATGCGCCGAATGCACGGCAAGGCTATGATGTGGCGGTTCCGAGGTCACGCCGAAATACCGTTTTGGCGGTGGGTGAGTTCGTGGGCACGCGCCATGCGCCGTCCGTCCGACCTTGGGTTTAACGACGACAAGTTCACGCTACCGCCATTGGTGGAAAACCAACACGTAGTCAGAGCGCGAACACTACCAGACGGAATGTTGTTTGACCTTCCGGCAATAGGGTTAGACGAACAACGTGAAGAACTAAGGCGCACGATAAACGAACGATGCGAAAAAGTAGGATCGTTAGTCGATCACGGTGAACCGGCTATGGTGTGGTGTCACCTCAACAACGAAGGCGACCTACTAGAAAAGTTGATACCCGATTCCGTCCAAGTGTCGGGCCGCGACAGTGACGACGCTAAAGAAGAAAAGCTACTGGCGTTCGCTAACGGTGACGTGCGGGTGTTGGTCACCAAACCGAAGATAGGCGCATGGGGTCTGAACTTCCAACACTGCAACCGCGTCACGTTCTTTCCGTCACATAGCTTTGAACAGTACTATCAAGCGGTGCGTAGGTGTTGGAGGTTCGGTCAAAAGAACCCCGTCAGTGTTGACGTTGTGACCACCGAAGGACAGAGCAGAGTTCTATCGAACCTCAAACAGAAACAAGCCTCCGCTGATAGGATGTTCAATCACTTAGTTGACCACATGAAAGAAGCGTTGCATATTGTTAGGGTTGACACTGCAACCAACAAAGAGGAGGTTCCGCCGTGGCTGTAACAACCCAAGAAATCACCGACCGATACGCTCTGTATTGTGGCGATTGTATTGACGTTATGCGTACGTTACCAGACAACAAAATACATCTATCAATATACTCACCTCCGTTCGGCGGACTGTACAACTATTCGTCCAACGAACGCGACCTATCGAACTGTGATGATTACGACCAGTTTTTCGAGCATTACAACTACGTGGTAAAGGATCTTGCGCGGTTGACAGTACCGGGACGTATGACTGCCGTACATTGCGCCGACGTGCCTTCGGGTAACTCGGGACTAGACCACATGGTTGATTTCCCCGGTGACATTATCCGGTTACACGAGAAACACAACTTCCAGTATATCGCACGGTATTCGGTGTGGAAGGAACCTCTCGGGGTGCGTAACCGGACGATGGCTAAAGGATTGGCACACCGAACCATAGTAGACGATTCGTCAAGGTGTAGCGTTGCGTCCGCCGACTACCTGTTGGTGTTCCGTAAGGCTGGAGAGAACGCCGTACCCATTGCCCACCCTACGGGGTTTCTTGAGTACGCTGGTGAACGGACCCCACCGTCGGACGTTCTGAAGTTTCGCGGGTTCGTAGGCGACCAAAAGCTAAACAGGTTCTCGCATTGGATATGGAGACAATACGCTTCCGCGTTTTGGGACGATGTGAGACTCGGACGGGTATTACCCTACCGCGACTGCAAAACCGAAGACGACGAAAAGCACGTACACCCGCTGCAACTTGACGTCATCGACCGATGTATAGCGTTGTGGTCTAATCCCGGCGATACGGTGTTAACTCCGTTTATGGGGGTTGGTTCTGAGGTGTTCGGTGCGTTACGTGCCGGACGTAAAGGCATAGGAATAGAACTCAAAGAGGCATACTACCGGCAAGCTCTAAAGAACGTTGCTCTTGCGGACGAACCGGAATCAGAACAGGTTGACATATTATTAGAAACAGAGAAAGGCACCGCATGAACGACCTAACTATAGGCAACGAATACACTCCGGTATCGTTGGACCTACCGATTGACCTTGAGTACGACGAATGGGCGCACCGTGGTAAGATGCTACTCTTGCTTGAGAAAGCCACGGCGTGGTGGATTGGTGATAGGCTCAACTACGGCGAAGCGCATTATGGCGAGAAATACGCGCAAGCCGTCGAGGCAACGGGTAAAGCGCCGGAAGCGTTACGCAAATACCAGTGGGTATCCGAACACATGTCGCCCGACCGCCGCCGCGAAGCCCTAACGTTCGGCCACCACGACGCCGTTGCGGCGTTACCGGCGGCTGAAGCTGATGCTATCCTAGAGGAAGCCGAAGCCAACGACTGGACGGTAGGTGAAGTACGTAGAGCAGCGCGTAAGGCTAAAGGCGAGCCGGAGAACGTCGAGACGAAGACGGCTGAATGTCCCTACTGTCAGGCGGATTTAACCGATTGGTTGGAGAAACGATGATAACCGACAGCGAACGCGCCACGGCACAACGTAACACGAAGTCACTACGCCGCGCCGTCAACTTGATGTGTAAAGACTGCGTATACGACGACCATGAATCCGGGAACTGGCGTCAACAGACCGAAGGATGTACGTCGTTAACGTGCCCGCTGTGGAACTTCCGG